CCATTAAAACTATAGTTTCCATTTATTGTTAAATTACCAGCAATATTTGTGTGTCCTAAACCATTTATTGTTAATAAATGATTTGCTCCCCACATTCCAAAAGTCAATAAATTGTCATTGCTACCAGTTCCATACCATTGGTAACCCATCCAACCAGATTGTTTAGTAGTGCCTTCTTTTCCAATAACATTAATAACTGTTTGACTAGCTGTTAAATTAGCAGCAATACTTTCAGTTGAATGCACAAATGAACTAGATGTATCTGCGTTAATTCTTAATAAAGGAGCATTTCCTGATGATGTACCTTTTATAGTTAATAAACCTGGTATTGATGTAGTATTTATACCAATTTTACCAGTATAATCAATTCTTATTCTCCTAACTGGTGCAACTGTTCCACTACTTAATGCTTTAGTGTTAAAATCTATTGCGCCACCAAAATCATTGCTTGAATTTCCTCTTTCAATAAAATCAATACTATTTACAGCGTGTAAACTTGATTCTTGATATGTTCTTCTGTAATCAACTATTGATGTACCAAAACCATCATAACCTACATCAGGATGTGATGTGCCTAAATGCATAACAGTTACAGGTGTTGTTCTGCTAGCACTACTTCCTACTGGTTCCAATACTGATAATCTAGCTGTTGGTGATGTATTTCCAACGCCTAATCTGTTAGCAAAAAATGAGTTTCCATCTGTTGTGAAAGTTTGAATATCTAAACTATTGTGTCTTATAGCAAATTTATTATTATAGGTTGCTGTCGGATATCTAACTAAGGTCCATTGACCAGTGCCAGTGCCACTAGTTCCAGAAACAGCACCTAAAATTATAGAGCTGTAATCATTATTAGCTTGTGGAAACATCCTTATATTTTCATTATAGGATTCACCATTGCTTATTTGTACTGTTGGTGTAATGATATCGCCAACAAAAGTTGTTTGTGTTGTATCAATTTTAATTACTGGTGTTGATGAATCATGCCCTAAAACCAATGTATTTCCATTTCCCCAAATATCAGGAGTTGTAACACCAGAGCCGCTTCTTTGAAAATCAATTCCATAAAATGTGCTTCCTGATGTACCTTGTACATTCATTGAACCAGAAATAGTAACATTTCCAGTTTGGTGAAATCTAACATAAGGTCCAGCAACTTGATTATAACCAACTGTTGATCCTCTACCAAAAAACATTAAATCATAATCACTGATAGAATCTCTAGCCGAAATATCCCAAGCTATACCGCCATCAACATCAAAAAACAATTCGGCTGGTGAATCTGTTATTGATCTTAACCTTTGTGTTGCCCTACCAGTTTCAGCTTGATTTATAAATCCACTTGTTGAATCAGCACCATAACTACCACCATAATATTTAATGTGAAATTTAGAAACTGGATCAACACCAATTCCAACATCACCAGTAAATTCACTTTCACCAACAACATATAAATCATTTAAAAACTTAGATTCGCCACTAATAAATAATTGACTAGCTGTTGAATCCCAATATATGTTGCCATCATTTGCTGTATCGTTTCCAAAATATAATCTTAAATTATCTGTTAACCATGGCGACCTAGAAAAAATAACTTTTTGCTCACCGCCATCGAGTCGCATATATTCTGTTGGTGTGCCAATTCCATTATCTAATTGAAATTTAATATCACCATCTGTAACGAATGAATTAAATATTAAATCTCCTGAGTTTATTCTAACTATATTATTTGTAGTATGATATATTTTAAAATCTGAGCTATCACCAAAAGTTAATTCAGAATCATCAGTAAAATTCATATCCCTATCAACTCTGTTAGGAACATCATTTGCCCTACCAGCACCAAAAACTTTTATTAATCCATTACTAGCATGAGATTTTATTACTACTGCTATTTTTTGAACTTGACTACTAAATGCAGTTGGTTTTGTGGCTGTAAATTCACCAGCAGTTTCGGACACATATAATTCATCTCCTATACTAAAACTAGATGTATCTATCCCACTTACTGCTCCAAACATTACAGCTTCACCCTCAGCTTGATCTGCAATAGCTTCATTTAATACACCTATTGATGGCATACTAGATGCAACATTAGCATCTGCTGCAATAACTTCAATAACATTGCCACTAGGTGGGGTTGCTGTTGGTGCTGCATGAACTACAACTCCCTTTGCAAGAGATGCACCACTTACATTTTTAACAGTTACATCTATTCTTTTTGCAATATCAGCTTCAAAATCAATCCAGTTAGTACCAGTACCAGTAGAACTTAATAATTGCCCACTTGTACCAGCATCACCGCTTGAATCTTTTATAGTGCCATCTACTTGTAAATTGCCATCAATATCAACACTACCAGCAAAAGTTGCATTACCACTAGCATAAATTTTAACTAAATGATCAGATCCCCAATGACCAAGCGATATATAATTTGTATTACTTCCATCAGCATCCCAATTATAGCCAATATATCCAGAGTTTTTTATGCTACCAACTTTTCCTATAACCATTAAATTTGTCTGATTACTTGTCATATTTGCTGCTAATGCTTCTATACTATGGATAAAAGTACTTGATGCGGAATTATCTATTGCAAGTGTTGGTGAGCCACTTAAACCAGAACTAGTCATAGTTACATCACCGCTAAAATTACCAGTTGTACCAGATATTGTACCACCAGTTACATTACCCTCTAAATTAGCAACAAGAGTTCCAGTAACTGTTGTTGCAAATGTATTGCCTGGTTCAACAGTTCCTAAACCTAAATTAAATTTTGGAGCAGTAACTCCAGTTGATGCATCATAACCCATTCCAGCATACTTAGTACCACTTTCAACAATAGTTCCATACCAACCTATGTCTTTTGTATTAGCAACATTATCCTTAGCCATTTCAATCATATTATCACCAATCGCTATAATTGTTGAATCAATAATTGTTGTTGAACCATTTACTGTTAAATCGCCAGATATAATAAGATTGCCACCAATTTTAGCATTACCAGATGTGTGAAATTGATAAGCTGGTGTGATTCCAATACCTAACCTAGTTCCAGATAAATATAATGGTGTATCATTACCAACACCATCACTTAAAAGTTTTGGAGTTGCTGATAAATTTGAATTATCACCAATTTTGATTATCGCATTATAAGTATCTTGAACCCTTAAGCCAGTATAGGATGTTGCCATAGTAAGTTTTTTACAAATTTAAGCAATTTCGTTTACCTACGTTTTCCTTGCCCTCTTGATTTTTTTTTGTACTTATTTTGACCTTTACTTGCATTCTTAGAATGAACACCTGGTCGCTTTTTTCTTTGCTTAGCTCGATATATTTGAACTATGTTTTTAGCCATTATTTTTTAAATATACTTGTTGCTTTTTCTGTTGTACGACCACCAAAATATGCCAATACAACTGCCATCATAACTTTTTCAAATGTGTCATTCCAGGTTTCACCTATATGAAATGGCACACTTTCAATACTATCTAATATACCAGCTAAACTAAATACAACAATACACCAAACTAAAACTAGTGGTCGCACATTTTTACTTAGCCATGAATCGCTAATTGAGTCAGCTTTCCATCTACTTGTAATAGATTCAATTTCTTTGTTTTGCTGTTCGTAAATTAGTTGCTGTAATTTTATTTTATCCTCATTAGATATTTTTGATTTGCCTATCTCAGCTAATGCATCTTGAGGCGAACTAACACCGCTTAAAACTTTACCCAGTGTCGGGTTTATCATTGAAGCGGCTCCAAATAATAATTTTCCAACAGTAGTTTCTTTGAATTTCTTTTTATCACTCATTCTTGTAAAATTTAAAATGTAAAATTATAAATAATAAATAAATATTTAATTCGCTGTAATCTTCTTCTGTAATTTTAGGAAAATATTTAAAACCTAATAAAAAACCGTCATAATTAAATACTAAGGCAAAAATCATTTATTTATGTAATATCAATATATTTTGTTTTGCCATTTTCTTTAATAGCTTTTAAGCATCTTTTTCTGTTAGAATCACCATCTACATAACTCACGTGTACCCAATCAGGATTTTCATCTGTACCAAACTCCCAAATAAGTTGGTCATAATCGAGATTATTTTTAATGTAATTATACATAAAAGAATTTGTAGCGTAACCATATATATCGTCAATATCAATAGCACGTCCTTGACAATGCTGTGATTTAGAACTTCCGCCAATAGCTTTATTAAGTTTTTCACTTCTATAAAATGAATTTATTTTAATTGGGCCGTTTACGGCTATTCTAAGCGGTTCAAACACCTTTTCCGCAATTAACTCCATATTTTGTAGCTCGTATTCACCCGGTGTATTATCTATGCTCAAACGTAACGCCGTGTTGCTTTTAATGCCTTCTAAAAAAGATATGTGTTTGCTAATTTTATTCATTATTCAGTAGATTGTCTTCTAAAAACGGCCCTATGTAAATTTATAATTTTTTGTATTTCTTCGGGATTTATTTTTAATTTTAAAGAAATATCAGCATTCCAAACATAAACAGCACGCCCGTTTTTTATAAGAATTAATGTTGGCACTGCTTTTATAGTTTTTTTAATTGAAGGCGCTTGATCTTTTAAATACCCGTATTGAATTTCAACACCGTTTAAATCGTTAATATATTTATAATTGTTATTTTGATTCCATACGGCGTTAATATGTACAATTTTTAAATCTTGTGCGTTACTTGTTACACAGACAAAAATTACAATTAGGGCAAGTATTTTTTTCATTTTTGTATAATTTCATATAACTTTTCATCAATTTTATCTAATTTATTTGAATTTTCTTGAACTTGCTCGGCTGTATTTTCAATCGTTTCCCTAATTAATTGATCTTTTAAATCATATTCAGTTCTTGATATACTTGGCTCAGGCAATTTTTTTGCCACTTCAATTTCTGCTGTTAATGTAAAATACATTCCGGCTAAAGAAATTGCGCCAGCTACTATTAAAGCAATGGTTTTTAAATCAAGCGTTAATTCTGTGTTTTCTGATACTTTATTCATTTTAATTAATTTGTCTGTTCGACTCTTGTAGCTAATTCAATTATCCCAATAAAATATGTGTGATCAGATTTATCAATTTGTTCATAAGTAACTCCTTCTAAAACATTGACGTACACATTAAAATTATTTGAGCTCAAATTAAAATAACCACTGGCCCTAGTTCGTAGCAAAGATAATACTTCTGAAACTAATGTATTGACGTCTAGATCTCCACCTATATCAGAGTCAAATCTTGTTACACATTCGATTCTAGTTATACATTCTAAACAATAATTTTGTGCGTTTTGATTGACTTCGTTTGTAGATCCCGAGTACACCCAAACGTATGGCGTTTCAGCATTTCTAGGCACTCGATTGTAAACATTAACTGTACTGCCGCTAATGTTTGGTATATTGCCCTGTAATGCTGTATAAATTTTTTGACGTATAAATTGAATTGCTTCTCTCATAATTTCTTTTTTAATTCATTTATAATCCTGTTAGTCATTAATTTTATTTCTATTTCAGCATTTTTATAAAAAAAAGGTTGTGCTTTTGTACCCGGATGTTTTACCTCTTTGCCAAAAAATGTATTTGTATGTACATTGTATAAAACGCTTTTGTTTTTAGCTTTTATTATATGTGGTTTTGTTCCGTATTCTAAATAAGGCGCATATTTTGCTTCGGCCCTTACAAATACGTTTTTTTCGTTTTTTCCGTAATTTATTGATGTTTTTAAAAACCCGGTTTTATACGGCGCATCAGTTTTTGCTCTTTTACTTATTTGTGAAGCAGTATAACCAAATATTTGATCCGTTTCGTCTTTTGTAAAGTTTTTTATTTTAGCAAATTTTGCTAACAATTTATTAATTCCGGTTTTATTTAAATTTAGATCTATCATATTGGCTCATACGTTCCTTTAAATTTAACGTAATATTTTTCAACAATTTCGTAATGTTCGTTAATTCTATATTTTCCGACACCGTCAATATTAAATACTGCGCCGGCTAAACTAACTAAATTAAAATCTTTTTTTCTAACAATAACTTCTGATACTCTGTTGTATTTTCTAGATCCTTCACTTTGTTCGATATTTCCACTTATTTCAGTGGCAAATCCCCATATAGTAGCTGACGATGTAAAAGAAGACAATGTTGTACCACCGTAACCGTCTGCTGTTTTAGACGGTATAAAAAATTCAATAACATTGTTAAATTTGCCCGGATTCATTATATAAACATATTTTTGTAACTGTTTAAAATAGATTTACTTGATGAAGGTATTTCTGTAAAATCTTTTCCGACTTCATAATCATGTCTATTATCATACAGTGTAGTAGCATATTGTAAAATTGCTTGTTCTAATAATTTATCAGATAAACCGCTAGTGACATACACTATTTTAACTTCGTCAGCCGGGCCGTCTAGATCTATTGTTTCATTGTCAAGACCGGGTGTTGTATAATCAGTGTAAGCAACGCCGTCAATATGTATAGATGTTATGCTTGCTACAGGGCCAAAAGGCAAATCAAATATTCCGTTAGTTTCGGGCAAATAATAAGTTCTATTTTTTGCCACAATATCTCTTGAAATATAATTTTCACACCAGATCCTAGCTTGTACAATGATATTAGATATTAATGTATCATCGGCCGATGTGCTGATCCTAGCGTAATTTTTAAATTCAGTTGTGGTAACGATTTCGCTACCAGTAGTTGAATTAATTTTGATTTGTCTCATTTTTAGTTTCTTTAACAGCTTTAAATTCTTTAGTTTCTTTTTTCTTCTGTTTTTCTTGTTTTTCAACAGGTACACCCCAACCTTTTTTTATCCATTTATTAAGATTGGCTTCATTGATAGAAACAATCTCACCTTCTGGTTTTTCAATTCCGTCAATAATCATTGGTATTTTTAATTTAATTTTCATAGTTTAAAATTTATTGTAAAGATAAAAAAAAAGTGCCACTGTTTATTTCGCCAGTGACACTCTAAAGATAATTTATGAAATCAGTGCAAAGTTATTTTCTTTATACTTTCCATTTATATTTAATTTTAAACTTGTCTGTTCTAAATTAGGTATAATAAAAAAGCCGTCATTCTTTTCGTCCCACAAAGCAAAATAATCTACATATTTTTTTTCATAAGATGGTAACCCGGTCCGCCTTAATGTAATTTGTACGCTATTTTTTCTCAGTGTTCTATCTTTGCCTAAGTATTTAATTTGTATTTTAAAAAGCTTTCCGTTTTTTTCAAGTATGCAATCATAATAACTAGAACTGAGCAACGGTGTAGATACATTAAAACCTAAAGAAATTGCTGTTGCTGCAAAATGATATTCAGCAAAACAACCTTTTTGGTTATGATTCATGCCTATAATATAGAAAAAAACCCAGTTAAAATTTAACCGGGTTTTTAACAACTAAAACAAAACAAACAAAATTATCCTTGTTGATTTTTATTATGCCAGTTTAATAACACTGAAAATCCTAAAAAAGTAAATACAGCAGTTGTTAAAAAGTCATTTAATACTAGAGCCGATCTTATTGCTAAAACAAGCATAAAGCACGATATAAGCAACGATTGGTCATTATTAGTGTTATTGTACATCTTTTATAAATTGGGCCCATTCTAGCATTTTATTTTGCTTTTCGGGTTCGGTTAAATTATTTTTTTCAAGTTTATAATTACTTATCCACTGAGCTTTTCGGATCCTGCGCCTTACTTTTATGTTATGCTCAAATCTAGATCTTGCGCTCATAATAATGCTTCAAATATTTCTTCAATTTTATCTTTACACAAACTAAAATCATCTCTTATTTCCCTTTCCCTTAATAAATCTGCTAACAGACAACTATTTATTGATTCTAGATCATAACCGTGTTCAAGAGCTATTTGTATTGAATTAAATAAACTAGCATCATTCTCTTTTAAAAATTTCATGGCGTCACTGTAATATATAGTTTCAGTTCTAAAACAATGATTATCGTCTAACCAATATTCAAGCTCGTTTGCATTAGTAAAGTGCATATCATCGTTAAATTCTGCTTCTGATAAAAAATCGGACAAATAAAAATCCATTTCCATTTCCAATAATTGGCAAATATTTTCATATATAGAAGTTTTGTAATCTATTTTGTAAGTAATCATAATTAAATTTTTATAGTTAATAAAATTGTTATTATAAGGGCCATTGCGTAAAAAGCAATTAACCATTTCCAGTTTCCCGGATCCTGAGCCAAGAATTTTCTATGTGCCTCAATAATACCTGTTTCAGTCGGTAGATCTACGGCTTTTAAGTTCCAGTCATACTTGTCGATCATATCGTCACAAGTACCGCATTGTATAGCAGACCAAGAAAAGTGGTAAACTCTTGATGGGGCGTTACATTTCGGACAGAATATTTTTTTGCCGTGTCCATTGGCTCTGGTGTTTTTATTTACTTTCATATCCGCAATCGTCTTTTAAGGTTAATTTATCGTTGTAATTCCAGTGATCTTCGCCGTTATGTTTTTCAGATAAACTATTACATTTATCAATAAGTTTTTGAGCGCAATAATTTTTATATACCGGGTGAAGCATATCTCCAATGTAATATCCATATCTACATAAATGCTCAATTAAATGTTCATAAGCAAGCTTTGTAACTCTTAGTGGATAATCTGACCCTTTTATTCCGTGTGATTCCATTATTTTACGATTTTAAGGTTAAGTTGCTCAGCAACGTAGTTAATGTGTCTTGTGGTAGTTTTTGAATAATAACCGTGCGAAAGTAATTTGTCGCCTTTGATAGTAGCTACACAGGTTGTGTAACTCCATACTTTGTTGCCTATTACAGCAAGATTTTTTTTGTTGAGTTTCATAATTATCGTTTTTTTAATTAAAATTGTAATAAATCACACGCCATCTCGCCTGTGGAAATACCGTTTTTTGTAATATCATAATTGGGATCTGTACCAGTGATTGTTACGTGAGTTATTAATTCAGTGATAGAATCAAAAGATTCTGTGAAGTAAGGGCAATTTAATGAATACATATTTTATCGTTTTAGTTAGTACAAATATATAAAAAAATATTTTACTATTAAAAAAATATTTTAAGTTATTTTTTAATTATTTTTTTTGCTCAGTGGGGATTTTACGCTAATAAACGAAAAGAAATTTTGAATGTATAAATACCTTAGAGGGTGTAAAGTTGCTTAAACGACAAAAAAAGCCATAAAAAAAGGGGATTTAAAAACCCCCTTAAT